CTGGATCACCAAAGTCTTTCAGTACTTCTTGCAATGAATCAATCGCATCAAGCATATAATCTTTTTGGTCATCAGTAAGGTGTTCTGTCGCATTGATATCTATCAATGTTTTCTCTATTAACTGAAGCTTAACCTCGGCGTCAGCTTGAATCACTCGCTTGTTACCATCACGTGTGATGATAATCCTTGGAACAAAATAGAGTTGATGCATGGGGTCCTCAGTAATGAATGTGTACACGAGCAATGCCATCCACTGGAACACCCAGTATTTTGGCAGCTCGATAGCTTAGGTCAATGCTGTCACACTCACATCGATCTGTGATTGGAACAACCAATGACCTACCTTTGTACTGCACATTGACTCGTGTGCCGCATGGCAACCAAGGATGTGCAGCACTAACCTTGTTATCACGGTAGATTCCACCGCAATAGTCTGGTCTACCGTCATAATAGGAATGATAGACTGTGGCAATCACTGGTCTTGCCTGTGCTGGTAAGCAGTTCAGTACTGCAAGAGTGACGAGGAATAGTCTTGAAGTAATCATGTGTCAATGCAATGGGATAGTCCTATAAAGATCAAAGGATTCCCTGGTAGATCTTTACGGGGGTGTGGGGGGTTGGTCAGTAGTTATCCGACAGAACCCGGTGATAGACTGATTAAAACATTAGATACATGGCACCGTTTAAACCAGATCTTGTACGATTAAATGAGACACCATTCAATGAATACACAGATTTTTATAAAACTCCAGCGTTAAATATTGGAGTACAAAATAAACCAATCTATACTCCACAGCCGGCTGATCCAAGTTCATTTGAAGCGCTGTTAAATAAATCACGTGGAACTTTTAATCAAAGTCAAATTGGAATTGCCAATCAAATTAATCCAGCATATGGAGCAGTATTAGGCATGGCAACTGGCAATCCTTTTACATTAAAAGATAACAGTGGGATAGCAACTATAACTCCTGGTGGACAATTAATGTTGCAAACAAATTTACCAAATACATTTGATGAGCAAGGTAATCCAATGGTAAATCCCAAAGGTTGGAGATTTGGTATTGATGCCGCTAACCAAAGTGCTTCAATTGGTAAAGGCATCTTTGATTTATCGGCTGGGATTAAGACTACACCACAGGGGACAACTGAACCAATAGTGCAACTAGAATTTGATACAAAACTTAATAACTCACAAGGCATTCAGCCAGTAAATATGCAACGGTTTTTAAATCAACTTGAAGAAATTGATCTTCGCAATGCTGCTCTTGAAGGTGTTCGAGATGCTCACATACAAGATGAAATTAATTCTATGCGTTTACCGCAGGCTCGTTATTGGTAACGTGCTTTGGTAGTATCAACAGTACAGCTGTAAACGTAACTTTGCTTTTGGCAATAGTATGTTTGACTGTAATGCTGATAGATAACTTGGCTTGAATCTTGGTACATAACAATACCAAATCCAAGATACTGGCTTAAGCAAGCAATGCTTGCACACATAAAGTTGATCATTGTTTTCTCCAGTTTTAATTACGTGTGCTCACCCATATCAGCACGGTATGCTTCATCGTATAACCAACCAGTACATTGGTTGGTACCAAACTCTTGCACCATGCGTTTACGTATGACTTCTAGCATGGCACCATAGTCTGACCAATCCATTTGTGGTGCAAGCCCACGACTGATTAGTTCACATTCCATGTCACGCCACAATGGTGCAGTCATTGGTTAATACCTTGGAACGTATTCTTTAAATAGTTTTGTAGCTTCTTTGTTATATTGCGCACAAGCTTCTTCTATTGTATTGAAATAACCTAAATTAAAATGTTTGTTATTATAAGTAATTTGTGCTGTCCATTTCTGTTTAGCATCAACCCAGCAAACTCCTTTGTATCCACTTGTATTTGTTCTATTCTTATTTCTATTTGCAGAGTTTTGACTACGTGTTGCAAGACGTAAATTCAATGGGTTGTTATTGGATTTGTCTTGATCAATATGATCTATGTCAAAATCTTTAGGATCAATTTTATTGTGTAAATAATAAACAATACGATGACAGTAATATTGTTTTGACATGAATCTGATTTTCCAGTAACCATTTGATACATCTTTAGTTCCAGCTTTGGTATTAATTTGCACTCTGTTACTTGTAGGTAACAACCAAATTAATCCTGAAGTAGATTGATTGCAAACTTTAAAATGTTTTTCTAAAGTCTGTACGCAAGGTAATGGTTGGTAAGTCATTTTAAACTAAGCCCAAAATACTTAACCAGGAATCTACATGATCAGGTTCTACTTCATCCCCGCAGGGCGTGTACGCGATTGAGTCGAACACTTGCTCTTCGATGTCTTCAAGGTCTGGGACAGTGTACCATCCTGCAAGTTCGTCGTGTTCTTCACTGCTGTAGTTGTCTCCTTGTGGAGCCCAGAAGCAACGCAAGATTCCATGCTTGTTGCGGTAGACATCTCCGTTGTACGGGACTGCTGGCGCTCCTGGGTAGGTGACTTCAACTGGGTACTGTTCACTTCCTTCTTCTTCGGTAAGGGGTTCGTAGCCAAAGGCTTGGCCAATGAGCTGTTGTTCCGACGTAAGAGCCATGATGCAATCTCCGTAATGAGTTGGATGAATAGAATGCTGAGGCAGTAGATGACACCGATACACACAGTGAGTGTATCGTATGTGTCAATGGACTTTGCTTTGCTTGTCATGAACAATCCTCCGATTGTGTTGTGTTGATTTGCTGACATTCTGATGGTTGATCTTCCGACCAGATCATTGGAATATCATCTTGTTCATCTAGTTCTTCTTGCATGGCCATACGTTGATAGTACGCCATGTCAGCTAGTTCTTCCCAATGATCAGACCATTCTTGATCAAAACCTGATACTGGTTGTGACACTGAGTTACCTCCGAATGAGTGTGAGTTGAGCCAGTTTTACGTCATAGCTCAGGACGTGTTTGGCTTAGTTAAGAACTTGTAATAACATAGAGTTACACAAGGAATTAACAATGGATTTAGCTGGCAAGTATATTACAAAATTAAATAATGAACGACTAATTGCATATCCAAATGAAAGCCATCCCCATGGTGAACAAGTAATGACAAAAGATGTTGTCAATAAATATAAAATGGGAGATCATTTGGTTGATGGCGGACCAGGATTTGGATTGTTTTGGGCAAGCGCTATACAAGACATACGCTCACTACAACCCAAACCCCTGGAACACGCAATGCAAATGATACAAATAGACAACGCACGTTTAGATGCGTTAAATAGATAACAGCCTTCTCCCTGGTAGTGGCTGTCACCACGGGGTGTGGGGGTTAGTCTCTGTTACCCTTCAAGGTGCCAAGTAATAGTTGACTTACCTTTCTTAATAGTTATGATTACACTTTGTTCCCTTGAAACAATAGTTACATAATCAGGGTTTACAATACCCATTTGCTCGGTCAATATTTGTGACTTACGTGACTGATCTAATTCCAATGAAAGAATTTCTACAATATCGTGGGGGCTAATACGACCACCTTCCATCCAAAAACTACCGCTATTTGTATAACTATATCCATCCACTGAGTGTGTATATATTTCGTTTCCATCTATTACTCCATCATATATACCAATCTTTCCACTACGAAACTTAACTTTTTGCCCTGGTACACAGGTGTTGAGATTGATGCCAGATTGAATGGTCATGCTAGTACCGCGTCAGTGTGGGTGGTTAGTTCTTGTACGGTAACGACACCGTACTCATGCATATCGTCAAGTGTTAACTCGTCGATAGGCTCGTAGTCATCAGTCTGGTTCTCAATTACTTCGCATCCCACCTCTTCGAGTTGGTCAGTGAAGCTAGACCAGTCTATAGCAGTGCCGTAGACATGGGCATAACGCCCTGTCATATCGGCAATCAATGCAACATAACTTTGCATTAGTAACCTCGTGTAGTGGTTTGAATGTATGCAGCAGAACAATTTGTCCGCTGCAATGTAGCAAAAGCTGCCGTTATAATGCCGATTAAAATGGCATAGGCTAAGATTTTGCTACTGTAATACTTAAATGAATCCATGGGATGCATTTGAATTTTCATGGTGTAATCCAGTCGTAATCACTTGGTTCATATACTGATTCGGACCCATCGTATTCTTCAATACGATAAGGGCCAAACACTTCTGCAATTCTTAAATCAGAACCAAGACCATTAGCTTTCTTGCCAAGTTCTTCTACAACTTGCACTAAGATTGGATTGTGACGAGCACAATCATATAAGTATGCAAAATCGTTGTGAAGACTGTTGACACTAGCTTCGCCTGTGAATCCTAACTCTTGCATTCTTGTTAAGGCTTCAACAGAAATGCTGAACCCTCCATAGCTACTGTTGTAAACAACTTTGGTAAGCATTAAATCTCCTTAAGTAAAGTGTGCGCAGAACCTTGTGAGTTCTGCAGAAAGGGCCGAAGCCCTTAGTGCAGACTTCAGTCAGCTATACCATACTCGCGTTCCCATTTGATGAGATCACGATTGGTGTTAACTTTCTGTTCAAGTACCATGCAGATGGGCATTAGATCAGAGAACTGAGCCATGCCATCTTGGTACCTATAGAACAACTCTAGTGCCTGCTGCCGAATCTCTTCGATAGACCAATCAATGCACGGGTGTGCACTGGTTGAGTCCCGACGAGCCAGCAGCCGAGCACGCTGAGTCAGTAGCTCTTCAACGTAGGATACTTCCATGGTTGACCTGAGTTAAGTAGAACGAGGGCAGTACAGATGTACTGAGCAGACATGAAGTCTGCAGAGAGGGCCGTAGCCCTCAGTGCAAACATCAGTCTTTAGCTATATACTCCATGCACCACTCTGGTAAATACACCAATGGAAATTGAGCAACTCTATTTCCATCTGCTTGTATTACAGGTGCATGTCGATGACAAGTTCCTGATGTAATGTGACCTAGATTTTCGGTAGGCTCAAAAGCTTTGCAGTTAGTGCAATCCATGTTCTTAGTAGCAATAAGTGTTGACATTACCACGTGAGTCATACCTCACTTGGCAATTAACTGAGTAACCCTGGGGACCTTGGTAATACACATTGTAATTACCATTGAGTGTCTGCCTTACGGTAGACATGCCCCCTTGGGAGTTATAACAGTTGTATCCACCACCATAAGTGGAGTTACACCTTGTATAGTATTGTGCATGCACCGCACTAGGCGCTGCAATAATACACAACACACTTAGCATTAGCGAACGCATAACAAATAGTTAGCAATGGAAGCAGACATGAAGTCTGCAGAGAGGGCCGTAGCCCTCAGTGCAAACATCAGCAAGCTGACTGTGCCATGCGATCATAGTCCGCAATGTCTTCTAGCAATTGCAGATGCTTTTCTGCCTGGAACCATTGGTTGACAGACATTACTGCCAACAGTGGTACAGTCACCTCATCTGACTCATGCCACTCGCTAAGCAAATCCATGGCATACTCTTGAGCTTGTAGCTCAGTTTCAAATAGCTCTGGTTGTCCGTTGACAACACAGACATAGGCATTCTTGATCTTAGACATTGAATTGAATAGGCCACACTCAGTGTGTGGCAATGCTGAGTAGGGGGATTCGATCCCCCGGCATCACGCCTGGTACTCAGAATGGAAATGAATCAATCTCTAAAAGGTCTTGCTCCCAGTCATCAAAAGACTGGAAATAAGCCTGTGCTTGCTCTTCTGTCAAGTAATGCTTCTCGCATCCTTGGAAATAAGTGTCCGCAAATGTGTGATCACAGTCAGCATCAAAAGGATTGCGCTTGACTCGAACGGAGTAATACATGGTGTGTTGCGTAGATGCCACGGTATTGTGGCAATAACTGGCCAGGGGTTTGCACCCTGGCACCCGCTTTAACGGATCAGCTATCCAGCATTTCGTCCACGTAGGACTTAATGACCTGGAGGTGATCGGCAGTAAGTGTCTGGCTATGGCCATGCTCAAGCAGATCAAGGATCTGAAGCATGACCTTATCCCCAGCCTCTTGCCGAGTCGGTACGCCACACATATCGTAAATCTCTTCTTGCGACATCGCAGTGATGTCAACGCAATCAAGGTTACGAACGGTGACGGTGGTGGTGTTAGCCATGGTAGCTCCGTGAAACACTTGGGCTTACGCTGCTGAATTGCAGCTGCCAAGCAGGCTACCGATGGATTACCACCGAGTTGTCTGCTACGTTTAACGTCCAGCTTGACGGTAGATCAAATAATAGGCGGACGCTTGATTTCAGGCTCTGGTTGAATCCAGTCAGCTAACTTACATCGTACTGCCCGGATGTCAGCCTGAATCATTTCCTTAGTCTGATCCTTCTCTAGTTTGACTGCTGTTGCCAGCAATACATTAGACAGGAACTTACGTACGGCCATGATGCTCCATAAGCCACACTCAGTGTGTGGCAATACCAAGTAGGGGGATTCGATCCCCCACCTCACGGCTTGTTACTTGGTAGCGTAACCGTTATCTGTGCACCAATCCATGTGGATGTAATGTGCAGATGCAGGCCAGTCGTGTGTACGACACTGAAGTGCTGTAGCTTTATCAAGTTGCGCAACGCCTACTGTTGCCAGTAATGCTGTAGCTCCTACACATGCCACTACCATGGCAATAAATAGAGCTGCAACTTTGTTAGGTGAAACGATCACGGGATTACTCCTGTGTGTGCGGTGCCTATCTCCGCTGGAGGCAATAGCTAAAGGGAGAGTTGCACTCCCTCCTGCAATGATGCAGGGGACTACCCTTAGCCTGGGCTACCATTCTGTACCGCGAAAGCGGGGGATTGTAGCACACCCTAATTACGAGCGATACGAATTCGTATCAGCTTAGTCCATATAGGTAACGGAGCCGAAGCTCCAGGTTGGGTAGAAGGTCTTCTCCCACAAATCTGGGCAGATGCTTCCCTTTGCTAGGACTTGCTGCACAAGCAGCTTGGCACGCTCGGGATCTCGGCCATTGAGTGATAAGCCTAGCTTATCACTCCATTTGATATACACCCTGGACCCATGCGACCACACCTTCGTGTACTCGCGCAGCTTCCATCTTGTAACCTTCGCTTCCACTCCGCTCTCAACTGTCGCTGTCGTCATACTCTTCTCCGGGTTGATTTGAATTGAACGAAACCTACACGGTTTCTCTCTTAATCCCTTCAGCTGCTTCTCAGGGGCGGCGAAGCCGCCTCTTCTTACAACCAACGGAATTAACAAAGCCTACACGCCTTTCTTTTTTCCTCCCCCCAACGTAGTCTGGTGGGTGGTTGGAGAAGAGTCAGGAAAATCTATTACCTACTTGGAGGTATATAGGGCCGACTTTTAAGTAAAACGTTAATTTTGTAATGGTTTTACCCACTTAGCCCAAATATTTACACAAAAAATCCAGGGTGTTAACCCTGGAAATAAAATTATTTTTCCCTAATTAGGAACTAAACTTCCCGTGAACGCTTGTAGGCTGCTGCTGCCCCCTTGGCGGCACTAAACGCTTCGGTATCTGGGTACTCATATGCAATTTTTTTGCTGTTTTCAGAAATAAAATTACGTACATCCGTAGAATTTGCCCCGCGATCAGCTAGATCAAAGGCGGCACTCTTGACTTTTTCAAGTTCTTGTACTTTTTTTACCCGATCTTCAATGTTCATTGTGGTGAATTGGCTAATTCACTTGATAATACCTACTATACAACCGATATTTTTGAATTTTTACCGTATAAAATACTAACAAGAGCAAAAAATTACTAATAACCTCAAATGCCCCTGTCACCTGCTGATTTTTACGCTTACAGCCGCGCAACAGGGGCTCCTGTCGCTGAAACACCCGAAGAACGTGCGCGGCAAGCCCCTGATGTGTACGCATTTCGGCAGTCGCAGCTCCAGGGTCCACAACAATCTGATCAGGGAGGGTTTAATGTCCTGGATGCTATTGGCAAAACTGCCCTTGCCGCCGGTGCTCTTGCCGGTGGTATTGGTTTATACCGTGGCCTTCGTGGCAAAGGAGCTGTCCAACAAGTAAAACGCCCTGGGACACCAGCTACGGCGCCATCTGTGCGTCAACCTGTGGAGCGTGTAGCAAACCTCACCAAAACTGCACCAGCACCTTCTCAAGCACCGCCTACAACGCGTCCTGTTGCGGCTGTGGTAACGGAAGCCAAGCCAAACCTTGGCGTACAGGTCACAAATCTTAACACACCAACACAAGTTCAATCAGCTGCTCCAGTTTCTAAACAACCTTTAGCCAATGAGTTTCTTTATTCACAAATAAACAAAATCCTTGGGGATGCACCAAACGAAGATATTGTTGCAATTTCTAAACTTCGCCCATTCAGTCAATCACAATTAACAGTATCAAGCGGTCTTGATGCAGGCGATCGTTTTATTGAAGAGTATGCACCGGAGTACGAAAAACTTGTACGTGGACAAGCTCGTCAGGATGCTGACGTTGCCCGAAGGGTACGTGCACATCAAATGCAAGTACAAGGCAAAGCCGAACGAATTCTTGCGGACCTTAAACAAGAGGCCTTGGCAGAAAGCAGACTTACTCCCACAGAAGCTAAGCCCAACCTTGGCGTACAAATGGTTAATTTACCAACAGTTGAAGAAACCCAGCCGTTGGTCACAGCAACCAAGGAACGCATGGTGCGTCGCAATGGACGCATGGTGCCATTAAGCAGTGTTTCTAATCAAACACGTCCAGCAGTACGTAGTTCACAATCTTTCTTAACTGAAGCAGTTCAACCTAGTGAAGAAGTACTTAATCAGCTAGCTGCAGATTACGAAACCCGATCGGCAACTAATATCGCAGGTCAAAACGCTGGTGAAACAATGGTTGACCAGCACAACACTGAAGCTCTTCAGCATTCTTATCAATCTGTTTCCGCTGTTAATTCATCGGAAGATCAAATGACAGGGCGGATAAAGCACGCTCTTCAACAAAATCCAGATCTAGACATGAGTCAGATTGAAGTCCTGGAAGATATTGCAGAATACAACTATCAGCAAGGCATGGAGCAGCCTAGTCCTTATCCTGCTTTTGATACATCTGAAAACTATCCTTCTGATTCTGCAATTAATATTGCTGCTACGCAAACAACTGGTCGTGTTCCCAATGATCAAGCAGAGGGCAATGCTGCTTCAAGTGCCCAACGCTTTTTGGCTCGTGAAAGAATGGAAATTGCTTCTCAATTAGGAGAACAAAATCTTCCAGTTTCCCCTGGAAGAATTGAAGCAGAACTTAATCGTCGCCTCGGTTCGCAAGCGTCAGAATATGGACCATACTATACTCGTCGCAAACAAGCGCTACAAATGGGCGCAACATATGGCGAAAAGTTTTTTGAAAATGTAAACGAACAAAACGTCAACGTAGCCGGCGTTAATTTCCCTGCTTCATCAAGTGATTTTAGGCAAGCTGTATTAAATGAAGACACAGCTACTCGCGCTGAAGATTATGTCACACGGCGTCGCAACCAACAAAAAGATTGGCTGGGAAACATTCGCCTAGAAGCAGAACCCAAAATTAATCAAATTCTTGTAGAACGTCAAAATATTGCACGTGAAACAGCTGGTAAATTAAAAGAACAGCAAGCTGCCCTTCTTGCCGCAGGTGATACTCAAGGTGCAGCTTATGCAGAACGTCAAATCCAAAACATGCGCGAGATATGGAAAGATCCATTTCTTGGTCAGCATCGAGAAGATGAAATGAAAAAATTGTCAGCACAAGTTAATCGTGCCTCCGGAAAAGCTTATGGAAATATGGAGGATATTCAAAAACGTTTTCCAACTGCATTAGCTAGTGATGTTGACGAAAACAAACGCATCTTCTTCCAAACCTCAAGTCCTAAAGGAACCAAGGCAGATATGTCAATGTTAGATCCCACGTGGGAAGACATTAACGAGCCTGTTGAAGACGTGGTTCTTTCCATGGGGGACATAAATCCTTATACGGTTGAGTTGCGTTCAGGCAGGCGCCCAACGGTTGAAAATGTTGGAGCTTACGGAGAAAATCTTGAACCTCAAAAAATGCAGGCAGCTAGTGGCACTGCCATTAGAGGAGTAAGTGGTATTCCTTTTATAACGGAATCTTCTGCAGAACCAATGAGTGCTTCTGCTGCAGAACAATCACGTAAAGCTGCTTATGTTGCAAGTCTTCAACCAGTAGAAAAAACCCTGGAGGAAACTCAAAAACAGTCCGCGCAAAAATTTGTGGACAAATATAAAGGAGGTATTGGCTTGTATGGAGAAGTTGTAGAGGGTTATCCAGAAGGCGCTGTAACTGAAACAGGCGAGTATACCGAGCTTGCCAAACAACAACCATCACTTGTTTACAATAAATATGGTGAAGTAGATCAAGCCGCAAACGCTCCTTCAACTTGGTCTCAATACTCAGACGAAGCTCTTAACGAGATGTCGTTGATGGGTAACCCAAGGATGAAGCATATGGCACAAAAAACTCTTATGCAACGAGAGTCGGTACGTGCTAGCGAAAATGCTCGCCTTGGCCGCGTTGACTACACAAGTCAAGCAGTAGCAGCTAAGACGGGAGGAAAGCGTTTGGCTGCTGCGTTAATAGATCACAAGGAAAGAACAGGCCAAGCCTTGCGTCCCGAAAATGCTGTAGATTTTGCAGCATCAATTGCGCAGCAAGAAGGTACAGATGTTAATTCTGTTCTTCGTGAAGCCAATAACTATTCACGTAGTCTTGGCCAGACTTCCGAATGGACCTTAATTCCCAAAGCCGCAGCAGAAGAAGCAAATAGGTATTTCCCCTCCGCTGGAGAGACTGTCCGTAATCGCCGTCAAGAACAAGTTGCACCTCCTGCTCCGCAGCAAGCTAACCTACAACAAACAGCTGCTCGCACATTGTTTTCTTCTGTTCCTGATGAACGCCAACAAGCTGGAGTTCAACATTTAGCTAATTACATTTCTTCTGCCGCTAAACGTGTAGACCAACCTTTAACTTGGCAAGGTAATACTAAGCTTAAGGGAGTGGGCAATAATGCTTTAATGCCTTACTCTCCTCCTTCTGAAGGAATGATTCAAGCACTTATGCTGCAAGCCCGGAGGCGCTGATCATGGCTGACAAAAAAGAAAAAAAGTGGATTCAAGACGCTGACATCAAAGAGGGTGCTTTTACTGCTAAGGCAAAAAAGAAAGGCATCACTTCGGCGCAGCTACAAGAAAACGTATTGTCTGATCCGGATAAGTACGATGAAAAGACAGTAAAGCAAGCCAACCTTCGCCGGACTCTAGTAGGATTACATAAGAAGAAATCTAAGGCATAAGTCAAATGTTGTTTGAAGAAGAACGCAGTGATCCTAGTAAATACATAGGAATATTTAATGACGGCAAAATTAAAAAATCCTTTGGAGATAATTATCGAGTAAAAGCAAGCGAAGGTATCGGCGGCCAATACCCCTGGAACCCAGGTCGAAACAATGAACAAGATATTCTCAATAAAATACAATCTCAAAAAATCACACTCAACCCGCGCCTTGGAAAAGTTGATAAAGAAGCACCATTAAATCATCAACTATTTATAGGACTTGGTCGTTTTGTACGCGATGAAAACTATGATTTTCAAGCCGGCAGGCCATTGACCAATCACACACCAAAAGACAACCCAGACTTTAGTGATATTTGGATGGCTTCTTACAAAATTAGTCCTACCATTCCGCCGGATAAACGAGCAAAAAATCGAATGCCTTCTGCATCAAATCCAGATCCAAATGGATACATCAGACAACTTGCAGAGAGACAAGCTACTAATGACGTGGAGGGAGAACCTTCAACCGCTGCCCTGCTAAGCGATAAAAAACTTACAGAAGTAAGTACTCCTGCTGGATCGGCAGAAGAAGAAACAAAAACAAGTTGAAATATAATAAATAAAAAGGTAGCGATATGGGACTTAGAAGCGCTATGGCCGGCATGGCCCGAAATGTTGTCAATAAACTTGAAGCCCCTGTGGCAGCGCAAGTTGGTACTCAGGCAGCAAGGCGCGGCATGTCTGATATGAGCAAGGCCATTCTTAAAGATTCAATTCCAAGTGCAGTTTTAACCACAGGATTTAATCTTATTGCAGGTGCCAATCCACTGACTGCCCTGGCGGCAGGCGCAATTGATCTTGGTATAAACTACGGCGGCCTTCAGTTAGCTGGTAAATACTCCCCTGGCAACCTAGGTAAATTGTCTTATACGGACCCAAGAACAAAAGAGCTGGTAGAACACAATCAATTTATTCCTTCTCGTATGCAACGTGGCATACAAATGGTTGCGCCAATTGCATCAAGTCTTGCAATCATGCCTTTAATTCAAGCGCAAGAACAACAGCAACCAGAGCAAATGGATCAGACCGTCTCAACTAATCAACAAATTATGCAACGCCAATACATTAATAATCTACAAAATCAAACGCTTTCCCCTGGGACTAACTTTCAAATGCAAGGGCTTGAATCTACGCTGGATCCAGCAGCACAAGATTTTGAAATTGCCTTAGCCATGATGGCAAACACGGGAGTACGGTGACCTCCATGAGCGCACTTGATCGTGTTTTAAATTTTGGCAAAAGCCTAAAAGAAGGCTATACCACTGCTGCGGAAATGATGTCCGCAGCTGGAGATAGGGGACATAGCATCTTCAATCCTACGTTTTATCGTGAACTCAAAGCAGGCGCTCCCGAGCAAACAGTACGAAGAATTGTAGCAGATCCCGGAACTAATATCGGCAGGCCTCAACAAGTTGTTACATCTCCTGGAAGGGATCCTATTTCTTTAACAGAAACGCCCGGTAAGTTTTTAGGGGCTTATACAGCACGCCTGTTAACAGATGTTGGAAATGATTCCACTAGGCGTTTTTATTGGCGCTACAACCATCCTTTAGCAATTGCAGATAAAGTTCTTGAAAATGCTATTGGAGAAAAAGTTGCACAAAAACTTACTCCAACGCAACGAGCTTTAGTTAATTTGGGAGCGGTTGCACCAGCTGCTGCATCCATGGGAGTCTATGATATTACAAATCCGGAAGAACAATTTAGGCCTAAAGGCTACACACAAGAATACTCGGCACTTGGTTCAGGTGATCGCAGGATATCTGTTCAACCAGGACAAGAATTGTTTGATCGCTTCTTTTTGCAACGCCAAGGGGATCCTTTGAAGTATGCAACTGCAAAGGCAGAAATTCCTGAGCTAACTCCAGAGCGTTACGGTAACTATATGAATTTTCGGTATCAAGATAAAGGATTGCTTGGCCTGGGACTTGTTAAGGCAACCCCTGAAAATTTACAGGGTGTTCCAGAGGCTAGGATTCTTAACATACCCGTAAGTGTCCCTACAGTTACCGCAATTGCTGGTGGAGCGGCTGCATTGCGTTATGCCGGACAAAATAAAGTTAAGCCAGGGAAAATGGCACTAGCAGGCCTAGCTGGTTCCACCGCTGGAGCAACAGTGGGCAATCTTGTGAATGAAGTAATTGCCATGGCAAACCGACCCAAGCTCCCCGACTTACATCAGTACCAAGAGCAATACGGCATGAATTTTATTAATGATTCTCAGCAAGGAATAAGCTGATAAAATTAATGTATTGAAAGATAGTTTGTAAACATGGTAGCGCCTTTCCTATATGGTCCCGGCGGGCAAACTCCCGAGCAAATGCAGGTTATTGAACAAATTGCACAGCGTAAGCAATCTTCTCAAGGGCAAGCGCCGGGGTCTCCATCCGCTTGGGGTCTTAACTTAGACGGTGCAGGGATGTCGGCTAAGTTTGATGCTTATATGCAAAGATTGCGAGCAGTACCTGGTCAGATAACTGAAACAGTTCAAAATATTCCTTCAGGCGCTAAAACTGCCGCAAGCCGCACCGCTCGTTATGCTCCTGGCGCTGCCGTTGCTTTAGGTCAATTTGGTCAAGGCAATATTCTTGAGGGCCTTGGTGCAGGTGCTGGCACTGCTGTTGCCGGTAAACTATTGCAAGGCGTTGGAAGAGGCAATCCGCTTCTTGGTGGTGCACTCATGGTTGGCGGCAGCCTGCTAGGAGGAGGTATTGGTAGTGCTGTAGGCCATGCCGTTAGTGGGATCGGTGGCCAGCTCGCCGGGGGCCTTGGGCAGCTTATGGGGGGCGCTCAGGCTACCGCACAGAACGTTGCTAATACCGTAGGAGGTGTTCAGCGGGAAGCAGGCACCTCTGCTGGTAGCGGCAAAGAGGTAGGACTTGGTGGCATGAGTGACCAGGAGTTCAACCGCCTTAAGGCCCTGGAGCAAATGGGAATCAATACTAAACTTTCCTATGCACAATCAATGATGCCGCTAATTAACCAACAGAAGCAAAACGATTTTGTGCGCTTCATGCAAGCCAATCAACAACAAGGTCAGATTACTGGCGCACTTAATCGTCAAGCCCGTGCTTATGATTTGGTTTCTCAGTCATCTGCTGAAAATACCGCTATTACTCAACAGATGCTTGCATCTAATCTTTACGGTCAGGTTGCAGGAAACTTTGCCAGCGCTCGCGCTTAATAGCTATGGGATTTAGAGTTGATCCAGCCGAAGCTTTTAGGGGCATCCAACCAGGTTCTGCTCCAGGGCTTTTTAGTTCAAATTTAACTAATGCAATTCCATTGGCTAAATTTAAATACAGTTTTCCGGAGTTAACTACCCCAACCACAGCCTCTACTGGTGTTCCGGGAAATCTTCCACCTGGAATGAGTGCTTCTGATTATGGGTTTTTTACTGATCCTAAAATTCCTAGTGGCGTCAAAGAAATTAAAGCTTTAATGCCACCGCAGCGCACTTTAGAAGAAGATAAAGCTCGTTGGCAAGCACAAGCAGATTTTATGACACAATTAGAAAATGCCCGTGGGGATAGAACGCAGCAATATGCGCTTGTAAACAGCATAATGAATTCACTGGGAAGTATTGGTAGAAATGTTGGTTCCAGGTATGGATCTGATCCTGATTCTGTAGCAGCAGCTGCTCAACGCATGGCAGCACTATCCGCAGGTGCATCACAAAGCCTGGCGCCTCTTCCTAATATTCCAGCGGTCAGATATTACAATGTCTAATTGCTGTAAAATATAAAAAGCAATTAAACCAATGAAATTTATCTGGGACACAAGCAATAACCTGGGAGACTATAACACTTTCTCGGGTAGCAAAAAATCCTATGCAAATGTCTTTGGTTCAAACAAGGAGAAAGGAATGGCAGTAAATCCGTTTACAGTAGGTGTAGCAGGAGCTTTTTCTCTTGCTAACGGTCTTATTGGTGCTGATGCACAAAATAAATCCATCGGTTTGCAGATGGATATGGCGGCACGCGCTCAGGAATTTCAAGAGCGTGCTTTTGCAACTAACGCTCTTCAGCAACGCTGGGGCGCAATTGAAGTTCCCGCTTGGCAACAATACCTACAAGGTAACGCAGCACTTAAGCAACAAAATATTTTTGATCCAAAACAAATGGCTTTGGAGTCAGATCGTTATGGTTTTAATCTTAAAGACGAACTTTCTCCTGATGCCTTAAAATACACACAAAAGAAAAACAGGGATACCCTGGAAAATGCAATCAAAGCTCAAGGCGCAGCTGCTGAACGGCATTTTGGCTATTCAACTCCCAGTCCTTTTGCATTCTCAAATCCTTCATATTCCGTAGGTTAAGTCTTAAGTTGTATTAAAATAAAAAAAAGAGCATAAACCAATGGGTGGTCAACCTACTTATGAACGTCCAACTCCTGATCCGACAGTTCAGGCGCTTAATGCGCATACGTTAAAACGTTTGCAGCATGATGAAGCAATAAAAGATGCTCAAGATCTTGTTGATAAACAAAGAGCAGAAGCGGTAGTAACTACTGGCAAGGAAGGTTTTAATTCTTTTCTTAGCAATCTAAAAAACAGATATAGCTCTGGTCTTGAAACCACACAAGGAGCTAAAGCGGCCTACGACAAATACGTTGCAGATTACAACTTAGGCAAGGACTTTTCTGGTGCATCTGAATTTAATAATTTTTACGCAACTACCACAAACAAGGAAGCAGGTGACCGCACCTATCTAGCAGGACAAACTTACAGGGATCTCCTGGGACGTGAGGCAAAAGCTGATGAGCTTGAGAGATTTAATACTAGTGCCACCCATGGTTTTACCCTTGGGATGCTTGCTGATAGCCTTAAAAATTCAGATGAATACAAACAAAGCGCAAGTTATTTTGCTAGCCCAGCAGAAGCTGAAGCTTCTTTTAAATATGGAACACAAGTTCGTGATGCAGCAGGCAAGAAAACTGGCAAATATTCTTATACATTTAATCCCAAAACAAGTCCTACCCTTGACAGCGGCTCCTTAAAAGCAGGTGGTATTTCTTTTGGCGAGTCACCTACTACAATTACTGGCACACCAGAAGAAATTGAAGCTGCAAGAAAGAAGGAAGACATGAAAACCACCTTCTTGTACAACGCAGGGCTTGCCAACCTTCAAGGGCAAATTGAAAAAGAAACCACTAAAATTAAAAATGCTGGCGCTAAGGAAGTTGCGCAAGTTCAAGGGCAAGGTCAATTACTATCAAACCTTACCTCAGGTTTTTGGGGATAAGTGCAGATTTAGGTTTGCTATGATTTAAACAGTTAACCAAGATTGACATGGCTTTACCCGATATTTCAGCCAATGAATATTACAGGCAGGCTCTAGCAAAAAGCCAAAGTGCTGACGCAGATACTAAATCTAGTGGTCAAGCTGAGCTTGATGATATTTACAAGCAACGTTACCAGCAAGAGTATGGTGGCATGGGTGCCGCTGCCCTTGGTGATTTTAAAACTCTTCTTGGTCGCCTGGAAGGTTCTAAAATTCGTCAGCAACAAGCTAAAGATATCTCGGCCCGCCCGAACATCTATGCTACTGGCCTTGCTAACATGATGGCTAATTTCTGATTTATTAATTGCTTAGGTAAAGAAAAATGGCCGTTGATCTTAGTTATCAAAATGACCCCCGCTGGGGGAGTTTTACGGACGAAGAAAAATCGGCCTATGATAAAGAACGCCTTAAGCAGGACTACAATCCGACGCTTACGGAAGATCAACTCAAAGCGTACAAGGATACTGCTGCAGTAAGCTACGAATACAAAAAGAAGCAGCTTGAAGACACCCGTGCCCAACAGGAAGCTCTTAACGCCCAAAGACAGCAGTATAGTCAACAAGACGAGGCTAGAGACTACCAACAGGCCAACCAAGCTTATCGATATTGAGCTGTTTGATTCTTGGGCAGACAATTTAGATTCGTCTACTCAAGAGTCATTTTACTCTTTTGCTTCTGAAAGTTACTCCGTAATTGAGTGTTACCTCTATGCCCGCTTCCTTGGGTATAGAGGTAGTATTGTTGCGTGCGATGAATGGGTTAAAGATCGATATGATAAGCCAGATTACCGCAAGGTACTGGCGAATGAAATCGATGAAATGCAAGAAGATATTCGTAAATTGCGGGATGCAGTTGAAAATTCTGTCGTAAAGCGTGACGCAGGTGTTGCTCGCATTGCTCAAATGCAAAAAGAATTGCGTGGCACAATTGCTCAGATGGAAGAATTTACTTCTGCAAAAGATCGCAAGGGCCTGTTGATGGCTGGTGCGGATAGGGCCATTCGTGAGATCATGTTTATTTTTAAAGATGATCCCATTGAATTACCGTTGCACGAAGCCACAATGAGCGTATGGGCACGCATGCAATTAGAAGAATAATGTTCTAAAATAAAAACAAAGCATAAATCTCATGCCTGCTCCCGTACCCCCCAAAGGCAAGCCTCCCGCCGGTAAAGCTGTTCCCCCTAAGGGCAAGCCTGGCGCAGAAGGTAAGGCACCCGCTGGTAAAGCTGTTCCTCCCAAGGAAAGCCCTAAGGACAAGATGGCTCGTCTGCGGGAAATGCAAAACAAAAAGAAAAAATAACTATGGGCGCTACTTCTAAATACCCTACTTCTGGTGACGGTGGCAGCAATGCCACCGGTTTTTATCAGAATGCAATGCAAAATGCAAAGCAACAGGTAGCCAATGTTGGGCAAACGCAACAAGCGCAAGCCAAACCAGGCCAGCCACCTAATGCCCCTGGGGATGCAAGCAGTTCCTTGGATGCATACAACAACTATATGGCAAGAACTGGGCCGCAAAATAATCCTCCTTTTCGTCGGAGCCAATCTGAGGCTGCCCCGCCACCCAACTACAGTGCAATTTTTGGCGGCGATTGGAATACACAAGCATCTGCGGCTCCTGCCATGCAGCCCCCTGGAAGCGCCCCACAGCCCCCTGGAAACACACCGCCTACTCAACAGCGCACACGCCCCGGTCAAAAGCCTCCGCAGGGCATTACAATGGGTGCTGGACGTGCCAGCCGTTCCTTTGAGTAATGGCTTCTTCTAAGATGCCACCAGAGCTTCTTGCTCGTTTTACCAAGCGTGAAGCAAAGAACGAGGACGGCAGTGATATGGATGACAAGCAAAAACGTAAGGCTGCCCTGGAAAAAGCACGCCAATATAAAGAACAGAAATCTAAGAAGTAAGTTAGTATTTAGGTAGTAACTACAACTACCAGATGCCTTCCTACTTACATCTTGCTTACCGTAGGAATGCACGTGCTGTTGCAAAAAATCATCAAATTAAAGAAGTTAGAAATATTGAGCAAATTCAAAAAGCTCGTGATGATTTTGGTTACTTTTGTGACTACGTAGCAGATAAGCCTCCCGCAGATCACCATAAAGATTGGCACAAGCATTTCGTAACAGATACCGATAGTGCCTGCCTTACAAAAATAGGTGGTCCCAATATTGATTTGCTTGCTCCCCGTGGATCAGCAAAGTCCACAATCCTAGGTTTGTTTACCGCCTGGGCCATTGGTGTACATACCACTGCCAAGAAGCCTCTTCAAATTCTGTATCTTTCATACACCGTAGATATTGCTCGTTCTAAGTCTGCAACTATTAAACGCATCATCGAGAGCAAAAGATATCAAGAAGTATTTCCAACTGTACGCCTTCTAAAGAACGTAACCAGTAATGAGTATTGGTCTATTGACCATCGCTTTGCAGGTATTGATACCACTGGTGATGAACAGTTTACCTTATGTGCCGCAGGCCTTAAGGGCTCAGTGACCTCCAAGCGTTCACACTTAGTTTGTATTGATGACCCTATTAAATCTGCCGCGGACATTAGTAATCCTGACATTCGTAAAACCATGCAGGATAACTGGAACGCAGTGATTGCTCCTACCATGTTTGAAGGTGCGCGAGCTATCTGCCTTGGCACTAGATTCAGGCATGATGATATTCATGCAACAACCTTCAATGAACAAAACAATTGGACCCAAATTGTCCTTTCCGCAATTCAAAATGATCCAAAAACAGGAGAAGAGATTTCCTATTGGCCGTCCCAGTGGTCACTAGAATACCTGAAAGAAAAGAAACGGCAAGCACCTATTGCTTTTTCGTTTCAATACATGAATCAAATCGTCAGACAAAATGAGCTATCACTGGCGCCAGAACTTATTGTTAAGGCAGAAATTGCAACAGAGTTTGATGCCTTGGGAATTGGCGTTGACTTGTCTGCGGGCATTAAAGAAAAGAATGATTACACGGTATTTGTCCTTGGCGGACGAATAGGAGATGTTATCCATATTATTGATTACAGACGTATTCGCGTCATGGGCAACCTAGAAAAACTAGATGCCCTAAAAGAACTTCTTAATGATTGGTCTATTATTGGCCAAGATATGAACGGTAATTTTTTCCCAACTTATTCAACATGTGACATCTGGTCTGAAGCCGTACAATACCAGGCCTCACTGGAAGCAGACTTCAAACGTGTCTGCCTTAATAACGAAAGTCTCTACAACTTGATTTGGCATCCAGTGAAAGGGTTCCGTGCAGATAAGCTTGCGCGATTCCGTGGCATTATAGGCATGTTTGAAGACAGAAAAATCATCTTCAACCGGTTTAGAAACTTCACTAATCTCTTCGAGGAACTCACAAACTTCGGAGTAAGTGGGCATGACGATTGTGTCGACTCTCTTGTTTGGTTAGTTACTGGATTGGCAAGGAAAGGAGACCTTCACCTTGATTACTAAAGTTTAGAATAATAATAAAAAGAGTTTTGACCGTGGGACCAGAATATTTAGCTTTACTTGTTACGCTTGCCATCTCAGGCGTAACTGGCGGTACTTGGACCGCTAATAAAATTCTAGGACGTTTTTCAGATCGTGCACGGCAAATTCATTCGGCTGTCGAATCGCAAGAAAGAAAATTAGAAAATTTAGAAGAAAAAGTAAATAGGCTTCCATTGGACTACGTTTTAAAAGTTGATTTTCTTAGGGAAATTAAAGAAATGCACGACAATTTCAAACAAATCAATATGAAGCTTGATAAACTTGTTGAAAAGCTTTTGGCAAAATGAGCTACATCTTGGAAGTACAAGAAGACAAAAACGGTGAGCAGTTTGTCATATTTCCGGACGACATCATAGACGATCTTGGTTGGCAAGAGGGTGACATTCTGGAATGGAAGCTGAAGGGTAATGGAATAATCTTAAGCAAACTTAACGACAGTGCTGGTTACGAGGTTATAGAAGAGTAAAATAAAAACAACGGAATAAAAAAATGTTTTACCCAATGTACCTAGGCGGTGGTGATGTTCCTGGAATGGGAGGCAATAATAGCTACTTGGCGCAAGCGCGACCAAATCCACTAACCGATCCAAGAAATAAAATCAAATACGGCGAAGGGTGGGGCCTTGGACCAACGCTTCCATTTACGGAACCAGAACGCGGCCCTCAAAATTGGAAACCACTTCTGCCTCCTGGTCAGCCTTCAGTTCCGTTAGCATATGCAAATGGCTCACCGCCTATGGGCAATGCTGGTGTGGACGCAAAAGCTTTAGCTGATTTTCAAACTCTTCTTGACCAAGACACAGAAGCACGCCCGTGGAACAACCCAAAACCACAGATTCCAGTTGGGTTTGTAAGGTCTGGGCTTTATTAATGACAAATGAAAACAAAAAAGCTCAACAAAACTGTTAAGATACACAAAGATAAAGGGGCTAGTAGTTAATGGCGGTCGATGCAAAAGCCAGATTAAAAGAAATTATTGACGCTACGGTCGAAAAAGATGGGTCGGCGCATGTCGATACCATGGTCGTTGGGTCGCACTTGGCGCAAATGAAAATGTTCGGCATCCGTCAGGGTGTCGAATTTTTTCCTTCTCAAGATAACTTTGGCAACCAACGTAAAGATTTTCTTGATCGTGTAATTAAATACAACCAGCTAGATACCAGGCTTGATTCTATTTGGGATTATTTTTTGTGTGATGGAAAAGGCATTTTTTACATTCGCCCTACTCAGTCCAACTATCGTCTGTACTATTTTCGTAACCATGAATATCGTAGCTATTACAACGTTGATGGCCAGCTGGATGAAGTCGTAATCATTTATAGCTACAAAGTTAAAAAGGGTAATGGCTTTGGCGATAACATTGCAGTAAGCAATATTACAGGTACGCAAACTCTTGGTGCGCAAGGAGCCAAGCGTTACATCAGGCTTTCAATTAAGCGACGCACTATCGAAGAAACGCATTCAGAAGGCGAAATGTCTTTTGATATGCCAAACTATACCGCTCTTGGTCGCACCAAAAAGTTTGATAACACCCTCGGATTTATTCCCTGCGTAGAAATTTTTAACAACCCCAAGGGCTTCTCAACCGAAGGCACAGGTGAATTTGATGCTTTTGCTTCTCACATTACTACGCACGATGAATTAGTCCGCACCATGCGGAAAAATGTTCAGTTCTTTGGTAATCCAACTCTTCTTTCTTCCAGGCCCAAGACAGACCTTATGGAGTCAGGTTCAGACTCCGCTGTTCAGCGTCCATCCATCGCAGCAAACTCAGGTTTTGGAAGCCTTGGTGCATTAAGCCGTTCTACATTCAAGGCCGATCCCATTGGCCGAAGCAGTGTAGATGGTCAGATTCGCGTGCCACGGGTCATTGCAAAC